CCAGTTGCTGCAATGTAGCTTGACTTGACATCAGTTCCAGCAACTCTAATTGCTGAGAATACTGTATCCTCCAAAACTACAATTGCATCATGATCAACAGTCTTTGCAACTGTGTTATTAACTATGAACGTTCCTTGTTGTGCTGTTAGCACGCTGTTTGCTATTGCCATTTTATTTATTTTACGTTGTTATATCTCCAGCCAATGCCCACTCATCAGATCCTATCTTGATCAAGGTAGCCATGGCATATTGTGCTGATAGTTTTGTCTTGCCTCCAGAGGATCTCAATGTGACTCCTCCAGATGTGATGACAGTTGTCTGACCAGTACCATATTGAATCAACAATATTTGCGTTCCTATTGGAAAGTTAACCAATGATTCAGCTGGAATCCTTAAGTCATTTGCTGATCCCACATTCAGTCTGAGCAACTTGCCGGCATCACTAAGTTGCAATGATGTCAATGATGCAGTATATGTAGCAATGTTCAAAGCATAAGTCTTGATGGCCTCTCTGATCTGAGCTCCAGTCATTTTTCTTGATACATAAACACCAGGAGAGACATATGCCTCAATCTCCATGATGTCATCATCTGCAAATGTGGTTGTCCCTAATGCTGTTAAGTCTTGAATTCTTATTCCCATTACGCTTGTGTTTGTCTTATTATGCCATCATCTGTTGTCCTAATATCAGCATCTTGTGTGAACCTTACCAATGGATCAGTGAATGGATCATAAGGAGGAGTCACTATGGTTGTCTGAATCCCCTCTCCCTCTATTATGCGAATCAGTTCGACAATTGTTGGTGTATTCTTTCCACTCTGATAATCACTTATTTTCAGCAATCGATATACAACTCCATCAATCTGAATTAAGTTCCTGAAATCAAGGCTATTTATGTCTGATGGTCTCAGCATTACTGAGCAAGTGACTTGCTTTCCAAATCTTGATATCAATTCCTTGATGAACTTCTCATGATACAGATACAAGTTGTTGGTTGGATAGCTTGATGTGGACCAGAATACATAATCAGGGACTCCGAAATTAAAGTCAAATGTCGGTGAGTCCAAGCTGTTGAGATGGCCCACATAAGGATAGTCAGTCTCAGCATGATCAGTTCCATTCTCATCTCTATGAGTCCATGCTCCAGTTCTTAATCCACCAAGTTGCACAATGAATGGCTTGCCTTTTTTCTTTTCAATCAAGCTGGTGCCATCCTCATTGAACTTAACCTGGAATGATCTTGGAACAATCAAGTCAGTGAATGATGATGGTGAATCCTCTGGAATCCTTACCAATAACTTTTGGCTGAATGGCAACTTGAAATCAGTGTCACTTGTTGCAAATTGACTTTGACTCTGAATTAAGAATGATCCATATTGCTCCTGGACATCATCAAGATAGCGAGTATTCCAATAATCATCATCTTGCTCAAAGTTAAATTTGTAATTCTTTGAACTGAAATTAATGGTTGGCTCAATCTTAATCTCTGAGCTCCGATCCAGTTTATAAGTCCAATCAATAGCATCACCGCTGGCATTGTAAAAGTCAGACAATGGCTCAATCTCAAGAATGGTTGGATCAGCAGTTGATGGCTTGACATACAAGTTGAATGCTGTAATCATCCCTTTAAGGAATTGGTCACAAGTCATGTCAGGAAGGAATGCATCCAGATAGACTGTGCCTCCAGCTGATAATGTTTGGGCTTGCTTTAAAATGTCAAGAGTTGCTGTGTTGCTTTGTATCTGATATGTTGTTGTTGCACTCGTTAAATTCGTTCTTTGAATGGTTGTATTATTTATGAACAATCCAATCTTGATAGTGACCTCATCATTGATTAATAGATTCAACTGCCTCTGATAATCAAATGAGAATGTCAGTGATGTGGTTGCTGATGTGATAGCTCCTGAATAAATAATATCAGTAGCCATTGGAATGTTATTCTTGTAAAGAAATATTCTAACTGAATAAGAGCCATTAATTGTATATGCTCCAGATCCATCACCAACAATTGTGATATCAACATCATGATCACCAGCATAATTCAAGTTAAACAATCCCTCACTTGCTGCCACAAATTTCAATGGATCAGTTGTCTGAGCTTGGCTTAAATTATCTTGAGTAACTGTGCAATCATAATTATCAGCAAATTGCTTGTCAAATGTATTGATGAATCCAGTTGGTCCATTCGTGTCAATGTAACTAAGGAATGATCCATTAAAGATATAGCCTCCAGTGTTATTATCTTCAGTTGTGAATAGTGAATCATTATCAGCTTGAGCTTGTGTGATGGTTGGTAAATCTCCACCAGGATAAGCCATCAAAAGCTTTTTGAATAATTGGCTCTCAAGGAAATCTGAATCCCAAGTTATGCCAGCATAGTTGAAAGCTTTCTCCAATACCTCATAGCAAAACACTTGAGGAGGAATATGCTCAACTCCAAAGGTGGAAGCTGATGGACGTGTGAACCCGTAATCAATCAAGCCGTAGTAATAACCTCTGCCAGTCCACCCTTGTGAGTCTTGGTTGCTGGATGGTGATCCATTCAATTGGATAGTTCCATTCCATGTATCTTGTTGGTTGGCATATGTCAGAGCATGGTTGTATTCTGACCAACCTAATTCATTCACCTTGATCTTGGTAAGCCTTGAGATGTAGTCAATGGTATCACTCACTAAGGTGATGTCAAATGACCAGACTCCATTCATGAGCTTGCAACTCATCAACTGAGCTACACCATTAAACTCAAGCAAGCCATTCTGATAGTATTGACATTCAGCTTTTATGCTTGGATCAAAGTCAACAAAGTCAGAATCAGTACCCGAGATATTCTCGGTAGCTGATAAAGTGAACACACTCAACATGAGAGCTGTATTGTTCTTTGTTCCTGGCAAGGTGATAGTCTTGGACTTGTTGCCCTTCCTCGCATTCAAATCCTTGATGTCACTGATATTGAATGTCAATGGAAAAGGAGCATCTTGGTTGATGTCAACAAGCCTCCCATTAATGAATAATTCTCCAGCCATTAGTTCAGTTGTGATCTATATGTGTATGTTCTTTCAATTGTAATCTGCTCCTGGATCAAGCCATCTCTCCTCCTTGTCTTGAGCTGATAGCTTGTGTTGGTCACTTTCACTGGCTCAAAGTCAGTCCCATTATTGACCTCAAGATATACTGATGGTGATTCAAGCAATTCTCTGACCAACCATTGTTGAACATCTTCATTGATCCAGTCAGAATTCAATGTCAACTGATCAGATGATGTCTTGGCGAAATCAACCTTCTCACCTTGATAAAGAGGATATGTGTAGCTTGTGCCATCCCAGACTCCTTTCTCTTTCTGATATCCATAGCTTTGAACTGTGGATGAATCGATTGAGACCAATGAGAATGTGAATGAATCCCACACTCCAAATTTATTCAACCAGTGCAATCTCCTTGTCTCATATCTCTTGCATTCAGTATCAATCCAAATAACAAAAGTTTCTGATGCACCATTGTAAGCTCCCACTCCAGTACCTCTGACAATGACCTCATAATATGCGGCATCATCAAAATTAGCTTGAGTCACAGTTGTGTTGGCAATGATTGTCTGAGGAGATGCATCAACCACAAGCAATTGGCTCAATGTGATGCTTGTCAAAACATTTGCAATGGTTGCTCCAGTAATATCCTTCAATCTGAATCTCACATTCACTGATGTATCTGAGCAAAGTATTCCTAAAAATATCCTCTCATCCAATCCACAAAAATACTTCTTAGCTCTTGGCCAAGATGTTAAGAATAAAGTTCCAGGAGTCAAAGCATTGCTTGTGCTGGCATCATAATCAAGATAGTCAAAGTTAATCCAAGTCTGATGTCTCAATGCAGCATTGAATCCATATCTTATTGAGCTTGTATCATTGGCTTGAATTGTCGGAGTTGTTCCATACTTTTCATACACAATGATGTAGTATTCATTGATGGCTGTATCATAGAAAGTTGTTAAGCTCCCATCAACAACCAATGGACTTGTCAATGTACTCTGAACAGCCTCAGATACATCAATCCTCCCAAGAGTATTAAATTGCCTGAACACCTCTTGAGTCAATCTTAGAGTTGAGTTGATATAAACCTCAACAATAAAACTGAAATTCGGTTGAGCAGTCTGATCACTGCTGAAAGTGAACACCAATGGATTGCCAGCTGGTGCAATCGTTTGTGGCTCATCATATATTGTTACTGCCATTCTTTGTAAAATTTATTTCAAATAATAAACCAGTGAGCTCTGCCAAGTCATTTGCAATCCTATCCAGTACCTGGTCATTTATCACATTCTCAGTGATTCTCTTTGGTTGCAATCCTCTTTGCTTGATGTTGGATGCCACAGCATATGCATGACTCATGTCCAAACCTTTCCACTGGCTGATTGCTGTTGCCATGTTGTGAGATACTCCAGGATAGTTGAATGAGAATTGACTCCCATAGTTGTTGGTGCCAACAGCGTTGACTCCCTCATCAACAAATGGAAAGTAATCCTCAGCCTCTAATCTGAATGACAGCTGTCCAGTTGGTACCGGAATGATTGATGCTGCCAATGCTCCAGTATTCTGAGCAACTTTCTTTGTGTAATCTCTGAACTCAGTTGCCAGCTGATTTGAAAGCTCAATGATAAATCTATCATATGCATTCTTTGGTTGCTCTGCATCTTGAGCCGATATACCAAAGTCCTCAAGAAAATCAAAATCAGCCATTTCTTAATATGCGTTTTTGTTCGTTCTCATCAACTATTCTGAAATAGTTCATCCAGAATAATGTTGTCACATAAGGCTGTTGTGTAACCTTTGCCACACTGACTCCCATTTCTTTGGATAGTCTATGCAAGATAGTTGTCCAACTGAACCACTCTGAATCTTTAAGTCCTGCTCCATCATCATCATTTCCATCCTCTGCCTCGCCATCTGTATCCCTAATATAGCGAGCCTCCGCTTGTCCGATAAGTCCAAAAAAAAACTGAAGAAATTTAAGAACTCATCACCTGGAAAGTTTTCCTTGAATTCCTTGTATCTTGTTTCATTAGGATTGAGCACTCTGCCTCTATCATCCTCCTGACAATACTCCATGCCTTTCTCAACATACATGATTGCCAATGCTTGACATGGATCTTGGCTGATATCCTCAATCAGTTTCAAGTCAATGATCTGACCAGTTGAGACATGGCCAAAGTTTTTCTCAAAGCAATACACCTTGCCATTCACCTCAATCTCAGACTTTGGCTCCTGGTATTTATAAGTGACCAACAACTGGAGGAGATGATTGGCAGCAACTTGGATTGATTCAATATCAGCTCGCTTGATCTTGTTGATTGACTCTCTACTGAATAGACTGAGCAACTGACATTGGAAGATCAACAGTTGTGTGATGTCATCATCTCTTTGTTCCTTCATTGCCTCGGCCATCATCAGCCAGCGAGTCATCTGTTCAGGTGTGCATGCTGATAACGTGGTTGGTAGTTTTATCTCAAGTTGTTTCATACTCTCAAAGCCATATATCTTCCTCGGTTTGTGAATTCCTTTCTGCTATGCCATGCCAATGCAGTTGACATCACTCCATCATCATGCAATCCAGCTGGTGCAGAATAACTCACATTCCTGGTATTCGGATTGTAAATATAGGAAAAATTATCAAGCTCATCTATCAACCATTGCTCATTGACAATTGATATAGCTTGTTGCTCGAATGCCACAGCAAGATCCTCAATGATGATTGGCTTTGTTTTGGAGCTTGTCACAAATGGATGGATCAGATTCTTGCACCTTGCCTGGAGCATCTCAAAGAACACATCACCTTGATTGTTCACCTCCACCAATGTCACAGCATTGTATTGCTTAATCAACTCAGCAACCTTGTCAATGATCCTGGTCCATTCATCATGCCTCCATCTATGAGCCGTTACCATCTGACCATCTTGATTAAGGATTGACAGAACAGTGTAGTCATCAGCTCTTCCAATGTCAAGGCCAGCGAACATCTTTGGAGTCTTGGATGCTGAGCCAATGCACTCATGAACATTCTTGAATATACCAGATGCATTGTCAATGAACTCAGCCAGATACTCTTGTCTGAATACATGATCTGGCAGTGACCTCTTCCTTTCATCCAACTCTCTTGGATCAATCATAGGATTGTCATAAGATGAATAATGAAAGTAGGCATAGCGATCATCATAGTTTGGCTGCATGCATAACCTATGAAAGTGATTCTTGCCTTTCGGAGTTGAGATGAATATGACTTTCTTTCCTTTGACCAGTACAGTTGCACTCAGTACCTCATCCCATAACTCTGGTCTTGTGAAGGCCATCTCATCCACAACCATATAGTCGAAGGTATTGCCTCGGATATTATCTGGTCTCTCACCTGAAAAGAATTCAATGGTTGAGCCAAAGCCATTCACCATCAGATCTGACCGATTGAAATTAAACAAGCCACTCTTTGCAACTGCTCTCTCAAGATCAGCAAAGACTTTCTTGCCTTGCTTATAAACTGGAGTTACCCAAGCTATGCGACAGCCTTTATCATTGATAGCCCACCAAAGTAGTTGGTTGATTCCAAGCAAGGTCTTGCCAAACTGCCTACCAATGTTGAGAGCATAATACTTTTCATGGCCATGGTTGATGGCATCATGAATCTCTCTTTGTTTGTCATGTGGTTTATAACCTTTGACTGTTGACATTAAACAAAGATAAGAAAAAATGTAGGCTCCGCTCCCTACTCGATGCTTGTACTTTGCACTATTAAGCGTTTATAATTAAATGACCTGGTAACTGTTCTAATGGTAAGTAGCCAAGTACTATCATTCAAAGTCAAACTTCTCTACATTCTTAGTCTCGAGTTGTTGCCTGTCATGCATGCCAAGTCTATTCTTAGCATAGAAAATCCCTTTACCTTCATTGCCAACAATGTCAATGGCTAAGCCTTTGAATAGGTTGTCTATCTTTTTTATAGTGTCTGATTTGAGTTTATCATCAGAATCCAACCATCTGTAATAAGTATCTCTGACAATGCTCTGCTCCTTCCTGACAATAGGAATCCAAATCCTTAGAAAATAGTCTATTGTTGGAATATGTCTATCCAATACCATTACAATATCTCCTTTATTAGATATCATTTCTTTCTTGTGGTTAAGACACTCCTCAATATAGATATGAGCAAGTTCCTCCAGATGTATTATAAACTCATCGGAATATGCCATTGTTATTATAATATATTATTGTTCGATTATTTACAATACTTAACATAGAATGTGTATGGTAGTACTTTCATCTTAGTGAGTAGCCATAGGATGATTCTGTACTTTTTAAAATCATATCTATCGAATTCTGACCTATCTCTCTTTCTGATGTTGATTAGTCTGAGCATTCTCTCTGCACTGGAGCCAAGCTTTGTGATATCGAACTCTGACTTTTTGTTGAACTGCTCCATGGCTTGCTCTTTGGTGAGCTTGCCACTTCTCACTTGTGCAGCAAGGTAAACAATACGCTTATCAATGTCGAACTTCTCTGGCAATAGGAATGATCCAACAAACTCAGTGTAAACATTCTCACAATGCTTTCCACCATAATCTTGCCAGTTGATTAGTCTCTTCATCTCAGCCTCCATTGTGTCTCTGTCAAATCCATAGTGAAATGGTCTCACATTCTTGATACCCATTGCAGCATAGAATAGTTGATCCTTGAATGTGAATAGAGGATAGTTGTGGAGCTTGAGTCCAGTGTATTTATTATAAACTGATTGAATGTATTTGGCATCCATATAAGTCCAACCTTTTGGAGTTGATCCTTCAGTTCTGAAATCATGACCATTGAGAATGTATTTGATGTTGTACTTGAATGCAGTATCATACATCAGTTTGGTCATTGCAATATCATTTGGAATATCAGCATCTGGAACGCCAGCCCATAAGAATGCATCATTGAGTCTATCGTATTCCTCCTTATTCACAGTATATGTAATTGAGTCAACTCCGAGGAGCTTGACCAGTTGAGTCATATTGTGCACAGCTTCAGGAGCATTCCAATGATTGTCGAAATGAATCACCAATGGTCTCAATCCCCAGTATTTCACAGCTGTGAATAATAGAGTTGATGAGTCAATCCCTCCGGAGATTCCCATGATGCAGTCATAGGTCTTGTCTCTACCTTTCTTTTTAATCTCTTTGACAATGAACTTCAGCTCAAGCGGATTGGCTTGTCTCTCCAGCTCATCATGAAGATCACAGTATTCACATTGCTCCTCACCGATATGAGCTATGGTCTCATTAAACAAACAGCGTTGACATTCTTTCATAGTTAACAAAGTTATGATAAATTTTACTAATATACACATTATCCACATGCCGAGTTGAATACTCTCTCATGATTGATTGGCAGATGTCATCCACTGATTGCCATGGAATAGATGCTGGAAGATCACCATTGTAAATTGACCGCCTTCCCATTAGTCCCATTTCAATGTTGGTATTTGGACAGCCATCATGTGGAGTCAGTCTGAGATTCAGAAAGCATTGAGCATATACATCAAAGATCTCTGACTTTTCGAATGTATCATGACCAGCTCTGATGATAGGGATGTTGATTCTTTCTTTGATTTCATTGATAAGTGATTCACCATAATACTCTGGAGAATTGCCAGAATACCAGAATATCTTATCTCCATTTGGCACCAATGGATAGTGATGTGGAATGACTGCATTGATAGGACACCAGATTGCCTCCACTCCTTTTGATGCCAAAGTCTCAAGGACTTGATGACTCACAGCAATGTTGACTGAGTCCTGGACAAACTTAATCCAATCCTCTGGCAGATCCTTTGCATCTGATCCAAACCAAACAATTGTGCTTGCTCCAAGATGTGTTGCCAACATGACAAGATCCTCCTCTCGGTACATCCCCATAAAGAGAGTATCAATGATTGGTGATTCGTATGCTATTAAGTTAAATTTTTGAATGAGTCCTTTGTCAAGGCCAGCAAGTGATTCTGAGATATGTGCTTGCATTATAATAATTGTTTAATTTCACTAAACTCTTTATCCAATAGACTGACATCACATCTCTCTGACTTAAGAGATCCAGTCCAATGG